CAGATAAAAGTTCTTCTTGTTCTTCTTCTGGTATTCCGTATTGACTAGTTAAAAAACCAGTTAGTCCAGCTAAAGCACCACCTTTAACTAAAGCACCTTGAATACCTTTTTTAGAAAGCATTTTACCTGCTCCAGTAAAAAGAGAACTACCTGCTCCTGATAAAAAACCTGATCCTGCCATTCCAGCTAATCTGCCTCCGAACATAGAACTACCTGAAGCAAAAGGACCTAAGCCTCCCGCATACATACCAGCTCCTGCTAATAACGCAGCTTTACCTATATCAGAGCTTGCAACATCTTTAACAGCGCCTGTAACTTTTTTAACAGCTTTCTTTACAAAGCTACCTATACCAAATTGTTCTCTTGGCATGGCGTCCATAATACCGCCACCCATGTATAATTGTCTGTTCATCTGTCCTCTAGATATTGTCATAATTAATTAATTAGTAAGCAGGGAAAACCTGAATACATACTTTACTTTGTTTTACTAAACAAATCAAGCTTTGGCATCTTAACTAATACATCTCTTTGTACGTCTTCTGAAGCTACATTAGCTGCCTTTAACTCTTCTTCGTTCTTGTATATTTCGCCTGTTTTCTTGTTTTTTATTGTTGTAATTACTTCTGCTGGCTCTATTAAAGGTATTTCTTTACCACCTACGTTTACTGTTTTATCTGTCATTTTTCCTCCTATGTTCTATCAAATTCTAATATTGCAACTGTACCTTCAAAGATATCAGCCGTAGCTGCTTGCAGTTGTAGTTTGTCACTTTCTTCTAATATAATAGTTCCGTCAGCTATTGACTTTGAGTTACCACTATTTACAGTGTGTTCTGCAAATTGAAAACTAGTCGTTGCAGAGTTATCATATATAAAAGCTTTTATTTCAACGTTACCACCACCAACATTAGCTGTATGTATATTTTGTACAATAGCTCTTGAGTTAGATGGACAAGTATAAATGTCAGTCTTGTCAGTTGAGTTTAAATCAAATTGTGCATTCTTATATCTATTAGCCACTATTTCCCCCTGTACTAAACCAAGTTAATCTTTGTGTTTCTTCTTTTAAATCTTGTTGAAACGTAGAATTTAATTTTTGTACTAATCCGTCAAGATCTCTAATCAAAGCATCAGCTACTGGCTGACTGTATTCTTTACTAGGTCTTGTGAATGCTAATACTATTTTTGCCATTATCTTCTTCCGTCTGCTTGTATATCTAACCTAAAACTTCCTAATTTCCAATCTTGAGATGAACCTGTATTTGCTACCTTTAATGCTACTGATCTAGCTCTAGCTCTTGTATCTACCTTAGTTGTTGATGAGGTAATTGTAAAAGGTCCAAGTGGTGAGCTTGCTTGTGAACTGTTTGAGTAATTTCTTAAATTTAAAGTCACTTGTGTGTTCCCTGTTTGAGATAAAAAGTCTGGTATAAATCTTCTTATCTTCATAATAAATTCTCCATCTCCTCTAAGATCAGCTCCTCCACCCTGGCCTCTAGTAATATCAAAATCTCCAGATTCTATATTAGCAGCTACAGTAGTTGTCGCAGAAGAAGTTACTTGATCCGTTCCTGTTTCGTGTTCGTAATATATGGTGCAACCATCTGTGTTGCCAACAACATCATAAGATGTGTTTGAGTCAGCGTCATAGTCTGTAGCATGTGGTTTACCAAATACAGAAGAGTCCTGCCATGTTGTTCTAGCTAAAGAACCTGTTGTCCATATTGGTCTTTGTGGAGAAGATTCCATATAATTATAAGTTACAGATCTGTTTACAACAGTAGATCCTGATGAACAATAAAACCAAGTAATTTCACCAAACAAATTATTTAAACCAGCATTTACAAGTTGATTAGCTGTCGTGTTAATATCATCAAATACAAAATCTTCTACCAAACATGTCATTGTTTCTAGATTACCAGAGTATCTAAAAAAACCATTTTCTGATAACCAATACGCAGCGCCATCTACTTCTAATGCTGCATTCATACCAATCAATCCACAGTTTGTACCTACTTGTGCAAAACCAAATGTAAAAGGTGGACCAATAAAACGCATTGTAAATAATGATGTGTCTGTCCAAACATAAATTGCATCTCTACCTCTAACAGCTCCTATAATTCTAGATCCATCTGCAAGTCTTTGTGTACCAGCTGTATTGGTTGCTGTGGGCGTGTATGAATTAATATTTTCTTGATCAGAAAATCTAATAAACATATCGTCTTGTGTTGATGGATCACCGATCGTTGTTTCTGTTCCATAAAATACTAAGTGTCTATCCGGTGTAGATACTAACATGTCACGTGACGCTGTTGGTGCTCCAGATATAATTGTTGCTCTTGTTGCTGTAGCATTTGATAAATTTGAGTCCCATTCAAAAACTTGTGCATTATGTATAAGTGCAATAATTTTATCTCCAAAATTATCAACAGACCACATACCTGGATCAATTACTAAGTCTCCAGATGCTGCTTCTCCCCACGCTACAAAGTCTGAAGTATTTGTAATTGTTGCACCGTTAGAGTGTGATGCGGCTGTTGTGCCTCTCGTTCCTCGCGTCACGCCTGTTAACGTGTTTGTAGATATACCTGTGTAAGAAATATCTTCTGTCCCTATTCTAATAAAATTTGTACCTGTTGACGGAAAGTTAACAACGCTTGTTAAAACTATAGTTGTTGTGGAAGCATCTATTCCACCATTTAAAGTTGTCGTTAAGGGATTAGCTGCTTCACCTCCCCAAGACCCAAGTCCATAACCAAATCCAGGTAATTGCTCTGCGGGTCCTACTGGATAATAAATTTGAACTCTAATACCTCCAGATGTTGTAGCGCCAGCTCCAGATTCATTTGAAGGCATTGTGATAGTTATAGTTGTATTGGTTGGCGTTGAAGTCACCATAAATTTTTTATCATCAAAGTCCGATGCAGAATAATTAGATCCAGTTATTGCTGTAAAATTATCTAATAAAATTATATCTCCAGGCGCAAGACCATGACCAGTAGCAAAAGTTATAGTTACTGTAGCTGAACCATTTGTTGTACTAAACGCATTTGTAAGTGTTGTTGTAGATTTAATAGGATGTATGTCGTAAAATACACCACCTGAGTAAGCGTACAATATTCTATTAGTTCCAATAATTGAAAATTTAATTCCTGACCTATTAACAATATGATGCATAGCTCTTGCAGAACCTGTTAATTTACCAGGTCCAAGTTGTTGCCATCCACCTATTTTTTCAGGTGTGTTATATCTAAATCTAACATTATCACCATCAACCCATTGGCCTTCAGCTTGTGTGGGTGTTAGTTGTTTATTGAATCCAGGTAAAAAGTTTAGTTTTTGTAACATTATACTACTATACTAGTTTTTAGGCAGAAATATAGTCCATTCTAGCTCTTGAATCAAATCATTTACATAGACTTTTTTCAACTATTTTCACAATGATTTAAAATTAGCCGCTATAGAAACTCTTGTTACATCAGATTTAAAAGGATTTACCATATGTTTTAATATTTTTGGAAAAATAAAAAAATCTCCCTCTTCAGGAAAATGAGAAAAGTAAGATACTACATTTTCATTTTCTTCTCCATAAAAAAATTCTATAGCACCAGGGCCTGCTCCTTTTCCTATAAATTTTTTATTTTCTTCTTTAATTTTTTTTGGAATTTTTAAATATAAAACACTTGAGAAATTGCAATTACCGTGAATATGGAGAGGATTAAATTCTCCTTTTTTCATAAAATTAACCCAAACCGTTGTTGCATTTAACCTATTAATTTTTTTTAAATAATACTGATGGTATGTTTCATTAAAAGCAAGTAATTGAGGTTTTAATATTTCTTGAAATTTAATGTTATTAATTTGGTATTGTTCTTCGATGTGAGCAACTGTGGCTTTATTATTTTTTACCTTATTTTTAAGGCATAAATTATTTAGCTGATTTATTTGTACCTTATTAATAGAGGTTTTAAATAGAAGAGGGCCCCAATAGGGAAAATTAACTTTTATCATATTGATTTCTAGCTACATTTATTATATATATTTTTGTAAAAAAGCAATACTTAAAAATGAAAATACAGAAATATAACTTATTTGGGTTTCCGATTGTTCACTCTAATATTAAACCATCTTTGTTTGATAAAAAAGAGATTCTAAAAGATATAGAAGATAACTATAGACTTTCAAATGAAAGAAACAATCACACCATCCATGGTAATTTACATCACAGCATTATGGATGAAGATAACTTTAATTTTAAAAAAATAAATTATGAAACAATAATTCCTGTATATGCAAAACTAATAACAAAAATACTTAAAACTTTTGAATTTAAAAGAAATATTAAATTTAATTTTAATGTAGTAAATTATACTTGTTTAAGTAATTCACAATATTTAGGAAGTCATAACCATAATGAAAGTGATTTTACTGCAGTTCATTATATTCAGTTTGATGAGAAGAATCATACTTCAACAAGACTTATAAATCCTAATCCTAATGCAAACCACACTAAAATATTATGTCCTCGTTTATATAATTTGTTATCCAATACCGATGTTGAAAACGCTTGGATATATAAAAACTGGACTTTAAATGTTAAAGAAAATGATTTTGTTTTTATGCCTGGACTTTTAGAACACGAAATTTTACCTCAAAAATCTATTAAAAAAAATAGAATAACAATTGTTTTAAATATAAATATAAAATGATATTAGATAATTATTACTGGTATTTTAAAGATGCATTGTCACATAAATTTTGTGATGAGGTTATTAATTATGCTAAAACATTTTATGAACCTAAAATCGCTGTTACCGGAGGAATGAAAGATACAAATCTCGATAATAAAAAATTAAGAAAATTAAAAAAAGTTAGAGATGCTACTGTAATATGGTTAGATTCAAATTGGATATACAACATGATTGTTCCTTTTATATTAAAAGCAAATAAAGAAGCCGGATGGAATTATCAAGTTGATACACCTGAACAAGTACAATTTACTGAATACGGACATAACCAACATTACGGATGGCATGTAGATGGTTTTAAAAAACCATATGATAATGAAAAAGACAAAAAAATGTTTGGTAAAGTTAGAAAACTTTCTGTAACTTGTTCTTTATCAGATCCCAATAACTATAAAGGGGGAGAATTACAATTTAATTTCAACGATAGGTCAAGGAAAACAAAAGATAATATAAGAACTTGCACTGAAATATTATCTAAAGGATCTTTAGTTGTCTTTCCTAGTTTTGTATGGCATAGGGTTACTCCTGTAACAGAAGGCACTAGACATTCTTTAGTTAATTGGTGTGTTGGAAACCCTTACAAATAAAAATATGAGTTTTAAAAAGAAAAAATATTTAATTATAAAAAAAGCAATATCCAAAGATCTTGCAGGTTTTATCTATAATTATTTTCTTATGAAAAGACAAGTTACAAAAACTTTTTTTCAACATAAGTATATCTCTCCTTTTGCAACCGAGTGGGGGGTGTGGAATGATGAACAAGTACCTAATACTTATTCTCATTATGCAGACATTACAATGGAAACTTTATTATTAAAACTACATCCTTTAATGGAAGAAAAAACAAAATTAAAATTAACACCAAATTATTCTTATGCAAGAATATATAAATCAGGTGATGTCTTACATAGACATAAAGATAGGTTTAGTTGTGAAATATCTACAACTATGAATCTTGGTGGTGATGACTGGCCAATATATTTAGAACCATCGGGAAAAGAAAATATGAAAGGTGTTAAAGTAAATTTAAAAACAGGAGATATGTTAATTTATAAGGGAACTCAATTAGAACATTGGAGAGAACCTTTTAATGGAAATGAATGTGCACAAGTTTTTTTACATTACAATGACATAAAGTCAACGCCTACTGATCAAAACCTATATGATGGTAGACCTCACTTAGGTCTTCCTGCTTGGTTTAAAAATATAAATAATGATAAATAAAAAAATATTATCTGAAATAGATTTATACAAAGGCAAAGTTAAAATGCCAAAAGGATTTGAAATAAATAGGTCAGAATTTGTAAAAAATATATTTTTGTCACAATATTATCAAGATTTTGAATATCCGTTTTCAATATCTTTTGATAAATTAAATAAATATATTAGTGAATATTTCTTTTTAGAACATAAAAAAAGTTTAATTCCTAAAAAAATAAACGGAAACTTTTATGAAAAAGGAGAAAACTCTAAATCTTTTTTAGAGGTTGATCCACTAGATTTAAGAAACTCTGCTGATTTTGTTTTATTGTATGGTGTTGAGATAGATTCTTCTACTTGTAAAGTTGAAATCTATTATGATGATAATAGAAGAAAAGATAGATCTTGGGAAGTTAATTTAGAAAATGAAGAATTTATTATGTTTCCATCTTCTTTAGTTTATAGAATAAAAAATAAAAATAATTCATATTTAAATTTTATTAAAAAAATAACCTATACTTATGTTTAATGTTGTGGCCTAATTTTTGTATAGATAACTTTTTCCAGAATCCAGACTCTGTTTTAGATTTTGCAAAAACATTAAAATTTTATAAGACTAATGGAACCTATCCTGGAGAAAGAACAAAACCTTTACACGAAATAGATCACGATTTTTTTTTAAATGTAACTAAAAAAATAGTAGCTTGTTTGTATCCTAATGATGTTAAAAATTTAATATGGTGTGCAAATCAATATTTTCAAAAAATTAAACCACAAAAATATTCAACAAAAGGTTTTATCCATCAAGACATGGGAACAGAATTTACTTCTATTATTTATTTGTCAGACAATGAGTCTAATACTTGTATTTACAAAAGATTAAAAGAAAATATTCCTAATCACTTAAAGGTTAAAGAAGAGGCGTATCTTAATAAAATAAAACAAAACTCTCCAAGGTTTCAAAAAGCATTAAAAGAAAACAATAAAAGTTATGAAAAAACCATAGAGTTTAAATCAATTAAAAATAGAATGATTCTTTTTGATGGATCTTCTGATCACGGAGTTGAAAGTTTTGGTAAAAGAAATGAAAAAGAAAGACTTACTTTAATAACTTTTTTTAGTTCAATAAGTAGAACTGATGGAAAAGATTTAAAATTTCACTCTAGTGAATGTAAAAGATATTAAACAGCAAAGTTAGCTATAAGAACAACATCCCAAGACTGAGAACTTTCATTCCACTTATAACATTCTTGATTTGCTGTCATTTCTTCTGAGATCGCAGGCGGGTCTCCAATTGGAGATTTCCAAGTTGCAGTAGGTATGTCTTTTACCCAAGATGGAAAAGGTGATACACCCCAAAAAATTTCATTAACAGAATCCCACGTATAACCTATACCTGCATAGTTTCCTCTAAACGGTGTTCCACCCTGTTTATGTTGTCCACCAAACGTGTTGTATGAAGTTTGAACCCAAAGATGAGCTGGCCAATGATTATGTTTTTCTAAATGTTTTTGTCCTGCTTCTTCTGTAGAAGCGTCAGAATCATTAACATACAATACAGTTAACACTGTGTTATCTTCTGAAATTTTTGCAAAATGAGCCATAATATTACCTATTGAAATTTATACCTTAAAATAACAATTCCTGAGCCACCATTACCACCTGGTCCTCCGCCGCCGTCTGGAATTGTTGTAGATCCGCCGCCTCCGCCGCCAGTATTTGTTGAACCAGGAGTACCTGCTGGTGTTCCTTGAGAATTTGATCCTGCACCACCGCCACCTGAACCGCCAGCTGCAGGTCCTGGAGCGTTACCAAAAAATGTTCCTCCGCCTCCGCCTCCAGCATAAGTTGTCGCGCTATTATTAATACTTGTTGTTGCACCTGCACCACCTAGTCTTGGACCCGGATTTGCACTTCCGCCAGCGGCAGTTGCTCCGCCACCACCACCTGCCATATATGCAGGGGCTGTTGATGGTCCACCTGGTCCTCCGTCATTTCCTTGAGGTGGACTTACAGGGGGTGTGTTTCCTGAGCCAGCATCTCCGCCACCACTACTAGATCCGCCACCACTTCCGCCGTCTGCGCCGACTCCTTGGTTTCCGAAACCACCTCCAGCTGAAGTTATTGTGCTAAAAACTGAATTTGCTCCGTTTTCTTGTGGACCATATCCGCCTGGTCCTCCGCCAGATCCTCCGGCTCCTACTGTTATGGGAATATCTCCTACAGTAACTCCTAAACCTCCATCTGAACTTGCTATTGGACTTGCTGGCCAAGCTGCTGGGCTAGGAACAGATTCTCTAAAACCACCTGCGCCTGATCCGCCTGATCGTCCTCCGCCTGAGCCTCCGCCTCCTGCTACAACTAAATAATCTACAACATTTGATCCTGAAGCTCTTCCTTTGCTCTCAACGGTAAATGTTCCTGGTCCTGTGAAAGTATGAATTTTATAATCACCTACTGTTGTAATTGTTCCACCTGTTGCAGCGACAAATTCTGGCCCTGATTCTCCTCCAGAACCAAATCCTAAAACTTGGTAACCAAAAGATTTTCCTCTTGTGGATGTTTTTTTATTTATATTTTTACCTTCTACTGTAAGAGGCAAATTTAATTTATCTCTCATGCTTAACTCCTATTATGCGTCGTTAGCAGCGTCAGTAGTAAAGAATAATTTAATACCTAGAACTCTACATTCTCCAGTAAAAGTATCACTACCATCTGCTGCGTCTCTGTATAATTGAAAGTAAGATTGCTCACCTGCTGCAGGAGAACCTGCAACGGTCATAGCACTACTTTCAGATGAAATTTGTTGATCTTCAACTGTTCCGATTCCCGCATCTGTAACTTCTATCGCTGTTCCATATGCAACGTCGATAGTATCACCATCTGCACACGCTACACCTTGTAGACCAAAAATAGCATTTCCTGTATTAGTAGTAGAGGGAGACCAATAAACTTGATAAGTTAATGTTCCTTCATTCCATGATTTTGGCATGGCTATTGTAAATTGTGTATATTGTTTTGTACTAGCATCAAAATCAAATACTTTTAAATCTGGTCTTCCTGCTGTTGTTTCAACTTGTGCTCCATCTGCAGGATTAGTTGTTGGTCCGTACATAGCTGCCGCTGGAACCCATATAGTTTCTTTACCTGCAATTTTTACTGCAGCTGTTCCTGATTTAAGAACTCCTGTTCCTTTAGGGTTTAAATTTAAATCAACATTTGTTTCACCTGTTGAAGAAATAACTGGACCATTTCCAGTTGCAGCATTTGCTAATGTAATTTCATTAACAGCTGAACTTGTTGCCGTTAATAAAGCTAATTCATTTCCGTTAGTATCTAAAATAGAAGTTCCAATTTTAGGAGACGTTAATGTTTTGTTTGTTAAAGTTTGTGTCCCTGTAAGTGTTACATCACCAGCTGGTAAAGTATAAATGTCTGGATTAGTTCCATCGTTTGCAGTTGCGAATACAACAGCATCGCCTTTGTCAGTTCCTGCGAAAGTAAATGAATCACCAGAACCTGTAGCATATTTAAATTGTACTGTCGGAGTACCTGCTCCGTTAGTAGTTGAATTTCTTAAATAATAAAAAGTTTGAACATCATTTGGTATTGTTACAACTTGGTTTCCTGTAATAGAACCTGTAAACTCAATCATTCTATGAGATAGAACTGCACCAGTTGCTCCATCAGATACAGATAAAGCTGTAGTCTGTGCACCACCTGCTATTGATTGAGTAGTAAATCCTCCAGCTATTTGTTCAAAAATACTTAAATTTGTATTTGTTTTAGTTCCCCACGTTCCAGCGTTTTCGCCAGTAGCCTGAAGTTCTATTCCGAGTGGTGTATATGTTGATGCCATATTTTATAATCTCCTGTTATGCAACGTCACTATAACTTGTATTGGATCCTGTTGCAACACTTGTATACGAAGAATTTGAACCTGTGTCAACATCAGAATATGCTTGAATTCCAAAGCCTGAAGATGTTCCAAATAACGCTACATTAGACGTTGTTAATTGTCCATCTAATGTAAATGAAGCACTAATATTAAATGACAAAGATCCTACAGAAGTAGTTGCTGATACTCCTGTTAATCCCATTACATCTGCAGGGTTTAATGTGCCTGTAGAAGAAGTTATTGCTTGACCAGTTAAATCAACAAGAGGATTTGTTGAGATTTCAATACTACCTATATTTGAAGTAGAACTTACACCTGTTAATCCCATTACATCTGCCGGTGTAATTGCACCTACAGAAGAGGTTGAACTTAAACCAGTTAAGCCCATTACTTGATCTGAAGGATTTAATGAACCAACTGTTGAAGTTGAAGAGACTCCTGTTAAACCAAATGAAGCATCTATTTGTAAAGATAAAGATCCAACTGTTGATGTTGAACTTATTCCTGTTAAGCCCATTACATCTGCTACTTCTAAAACAAATTCTCCACCCCAAGAGTTACCACTCCAAGCTAAAGTACCCCAACTAAAATCTCCTCCAACATTTGATTGTAATTCTGGTGGAGCTGTAAGTGTAAAAGTTAATCCTGAGGATCCCCAATTTTCTTCACCCCATTCATCTTGTCCCCAACCTGTATTTATTTCTGCTGAAACTGTTACTGAACCTATAGATGAAGTAGAAGAAACTCCTGTAAGAGATATAACAGCATTATTAAGTTGTCCCCATTCACTATCATTCCATGCTTGTGCACCCCAACCTAATGTAAATTCGTCAGTTGTTCCCCAACGATTAGTACTCCAAGTTGTGCCTGATTCATTCCAAGAATTGGCCATAAGGATTTACCTCCTTATGCTATCCTGATGATTGCGTTTGATGCGTCAGCTGTTGGAAATTGAATTGTAAAAGTTCCACTTGTTACAGTTTTATCTGAACCGAATGCAATTGCACAAACTGCTCTATCACCGTTTGTATCATTATAAATTAAACAACCGTTTGCTGTAAATGAAGCCGAAGTATAACTAACATCTGCAAAATCACAACAAGCTGTGTCTGTTGATAAAGCTGGAGTTACGCTTGTAAGTGTTGCACCACCCGCAGAATATGCAGATCCAGACGTGTTAGAAATTTCGTTTGTTGCACTATAAGCTGTTGTAGACTTATTTAAAGTTGCTGAACTTGTGTACAAAGCTAATTTAAATGTGTTTCCAGATGACGCTGTAAAATTGTGTAAAGCTTGTAAAACTTCTGCTTTAAAACTATTACATATTGCCGATGTTATTGCCATAATTTAATCTCCTATTAAGGTGACGTTGAAGGTATAGTTATTCTAACTGTGCCATCCGTATAATCATCTCGTTTACGTCTGCCAAGTTGTTCAATACCAAACTTGTCTAGTTCTTGTTTATACTTATTTTCGTATAGTGTCAACATATCTAGAGGGCCTTTTAAATACCCATATGCTTCACATAAACATGCATATAATAAACCATTTCCAAAGTATTGGCTTATGTAAGTCGTAGTATTTGACCCCGATAAACCGTCAGGGATGGCTTCATAGTGTATTTTAAACTTAAATGTAGTACTAGGTGCCGGGGCTAGAAACAATCGTCCTGAAGTCGTATCTGAGACGCCTGTAGCACCACCAAACATAGCATAGTATTTTGGTGTTCCTGTTGATGTTTCAGAAGGAATATATTCTTGTAAATAAGTTTCATCTTTTTTTTCTAACCAAGTATTTGCTCCTGTTGCAGCTGATGTTGAAGTGTATACTTGCACACCTTTGACAAATAAAGTTTTAGCGGGAACATTAATTGTTGTTTGTCCTGTAACTAAATTACCAATAGATTGTTTTTTATATGCATCAAGAGGCACATCTCTTAATATTCTCATTTCAGCATTATCAATAAACTGATCAGTAATAGTAGATGTTAATACATTAGCATCTACTTCTGTGTAGTTTTGAATTGCTGTTGTTAATGTTGCGTATGTAAATCCTGCCATATTATAACTCTACATTTAATGGTCCTGCTTGACAACCATTTCCTCCGCCTGAATAAGTATCAAGCCAGGTAGCTCCTTGATCATTAGTTTTTAATTGATATCCATTATAATTAGTAACGGAAGAAGGTTGTCCTGCACTTGAAGAAGTTGTTGTATTTAAAGCAGTAACTATTCTTGCACCAATAATTTTTGCTCCAGCTGAGTGGCTACCTGCGATAGTATTTTTAGGAGTTGAACCTCTAAAAACTGCGTTTGTTCCTCTAGTCAAACCAGACAATGTTTTTGTCCCATTATTATAACCTGTGTATTGAATAATTTCATTTTGATAAGTACCTATTTTTAAAGCGTCTGAAGTATCTGATGAAGTTAAAACTTTTTCAATCATTAAAAAACCACCATTTAAATAAAAATCTAAATCAGGGTCAGTTACAACTAAAGAAGTAGCTGTAGCATTTATACCTACAGATAAAGTAGTTGTAAGCTCTGTGTTTTGAATAGGAATTGCAACACCTGATATGGACAAAGGGCTTTTAAGAGACATTAATCTTACATAGTCTCCAACTTGTATTCCACTATCGGGATGAGAAACACTATATACAGCTCCAATTCCACCTCCAGCATTTTCTGCTGTGAAAGGATTAGTAGGTAAAAAATCTGCTGTAGGTAATTCTGTTCTTGCAGGTTTTGCATTCTGTAAACCTTCAGGATCAGCGCCGTGTGCTCTTGGTTCTAATTGTGGCTGTTTAGGCTCAAACTCTGATATGTGAACTCTAGAGCCATTCCATTCTCTAACCATTTCTTTATATGGAAAAGCCATACCAGATCTGTCTGATATAAATTGTGCATGTTTACCTTTTGAAAAATTAGACATTTGGATAATAAGTTTTTGGTGTTATGTAAGAACTAGATGATGAGCCATCTTCCGCTAAAGCTCTTTGTAATTCATCTTCGTATAATAATTTCATGTTTTGAGTTAATTCTGGTTTGAATTTTTGCGATAAGTAATAAGCTAAACCTGATGCCATACATGGTACAAATCTATATGGAACATCTGTTGCATTAGTATAATCACCAACATCTTGTATTCTTTTTACATAATAATAGTTAATTGTATTACCTGCTTCTGTTGAACCAGGTGTTAAGTATAAAGTGATTGTAACTTTATCTATAAATCTTTGTACAAAGTATTGTGAAGGCGTTCCTTCAGATGTTTTATTTGAAAGACCTTGATATGTAGATCTGTTTATTTTTGTAAGAGGTGTATCAACACTTGAAGAGTTTCTGTAAACAGCTTCTAATATATCGTCAACACCATAAACAGCGGTAGCACTAGAAGTGCCATCATCTGTTGATCTAAACATTGTATATGTTGCTTGACCGTCAACTAATGTAATTGAATTATTTGCTACTTCCCAATAGTGAAGACCTCTGTTACCCCACTCTTGAAACATAATATTAAGAGAACGTCTGGCCATACGTAACTGATTACCAGATACACTTTGCATACCTATTCGTTCATAAGACTCTTCTATAATCTCATCTATAGCAAATGTCTTGTCGAACGTTGTCGTTCCTGAAGTAGTATTAGCCATTTAGTCTCCTTACTTGTCCAATATAATTGTAGCAACAGCGTTTGAAATTGCTGACACAGTCATACCGCCTTCAAACAAAATACCATCTTCTGCTAAATTATACGAAAAAACATCCCCAGCTGGAACATCTACTTGAAACTGTGTAACAGAATTACCGTCTTGTAAAGTTACTGAACCTGCTGATCCAGTTGAAGAAAGAATAATTCCTCTTAATCTTGTTCTACCTCCAAAGACTAATGTAGCATCTGTTTTTCTAATTGCTTTTACGTCTGATTTCATTATCCTGTGTATCCTATTGTTACAGAAGTTGTATTAGTTAAATCTAAATAAACTCCATTTTTAAATCTTATACCAGAGCCAGGAACAAAAATATCACAACCCTCTGTTCCAAAACTTGATTGAAACTCTAAAGAACCTGTGTTGTCTGTTCCATCATGTAGTTTAACTGTAGAACTAGCTACTCCAGCAGCTTGAATATAAGTTACTCTACATGGTCCTAAATTTGTAGAACCACCTGTTATAGTTTTAAATCTACCATCTGCTGTTAACGTAGTAAATTTTTGATCGCTTGAAAATGATCCGCCGCCTGCCATAATTTATCTCCTTAAAAATTATGTGGGGCCGAAGCCCCACACTAATTATTTATTACGCTATTGTTGCACCAACTGTTGAAGTTGCAACCCAACCAACAGTGCTATTCCAAACTAAAGTAGCTGACTCTCCTACTGCGTCAAACGTAATTGTAGTTCCGTTTGCAAAAGTAGCTGGAGTCAAAGTTCCATCTCCACCGTCAACAATCATGTTGACAATTTTAATTTGCCCTGAAGTTGTACCGTCAGCTAAAGTTAATGCATCAGCTCCAGTCGTAGTTACCTCAGTTATTAGATTAGTTAGATCAACTGCACCTGCGCCTGATAGAGATTGAACACCACCTCTAATAGCTTTTCCGTAAGATGCGTTAGATGTTACTGCACCAGTTGTTGCGTTTTTTGTTATTGATTCGAATCCGTTCTCTGAACGTACCGGACCATTAAACGTTGTATTTGCCATGTTATATTCCTCCTAGAATACATAAATGTAGTCCCTAGGGATGTCGACCATACGCGTCTACATTTATTTTGTTTTATTAATGTATGGTGCGTAATTTATAGCTTAGTTTTGTGAGAAGTGCAAGAGAGCCTTAATAGAAAGTGCGATTTCAGCGATGTAGCGTTTTTATTTTACGTAGCTACAGAAACGTCGGGTTGAGCAGCGTCTATCTTATTAATCAAGTGAGCTTCTTTAGCTTCAGCTTGCTTAATGTGATTAATGACTTGTCTAATTTTGTCATCAATCCTTACCATATCAAGAGTATATCTTTTCTCTTGATTATAGTGCTGCGACCACTTCAGTTCTAGACTCCTTTTTTCCGTGTAAAGGTTCTGAACGTGTGTCATTTATAACCTCCTCATAGGTTAACCACAATTTAGATTTACTTGTAAATCCATCTTTTTCCCATACTATATCTTTTTGTCCTAGTTTGTCAACTAGTGCATCTTCAAAGGCTTTATCCTCATCTTGAGACATTATCTCAAAACGCGCATGATAGCCGTATGCTCTAATTTGTATTAGGAAAGTTTTCATTGGGTTTTATCTTTCTACCATAAAAAAAGGGCGGCTACAAGAGCCGCCCTTAATTATTCAGTTAATCTAGTGATTACGCACCAGGTGAACCGAAAATACCTCTAGGGTCTGAGAATCCGAAAGAATATCTCTCTCTAGCTTTGTATCTTACGTTACCTGTATCGAAGTCACCTTCCATAGCTGTCTTAATTGGAGATCTAACGAACATTTTTAATCCGTTAGGTACATCTGTCTTGATGAAGAACGCATCAGTGTCAGTTAAGTAGTTGTTCACTACATAACCTTGAGGAACCATCCCCATTGATACTACTGCGTTAATATCATTGTCAGCTGTTCCAACTCTACCTTGAGATTTCATCAATCTCTCAGCAGTAAATTGAAGCTCAGAAGGAATAATCATTTTTACTCCTCTTGCTGCAATTTTAAGACCTCTCTCATCAGTGAACGCGGCGATATCAATTAAAGACTGCTCTAACGATGTTTCGTTAAGATCAGCTGATGTGCCTAATTCATTTGAGAAAGTTCCAGCTATCGTTGGGTGAACAGCAGAACATAGTTCTACTCCGTCACCACCAGCAAAGTTTGCGTTAAATGCATTGTTTAATACATTCGCAGCTTTTACTTGCTTAGTGTTTGCCATCGATCTTGCCAAAGCTTTTGTGTATCTAGAAGCTAGTCTATCGTAAAGATTGTCTTCGATAGCTTCTTCCGTGATAGCAAATGCTAAAGCAATTGTTTCATGCGAATATCTAGCCGTGAAAGTTTCTTGTGCATTGTCAAAAGTCACGCCTGAACCTTCAGGTTTAACTTGAGCGTTTGCGAAACCAGATAACATTACTTCTTCTTCAAAAGCTCTGTCACTGTTTTCTGTGTCGAAAATTTCAGCATGCTGATTTTCATATCTTTTATATTCCAGTCCG